TTTCGGTCTCACGATTAAATGCAAGACATTCTACTGGAGACTTTACGCCGTCTTTATTAGGAACCCAGTAGATGTAACGGGCAAGAACACCGCCAAAGATGCGTACTTTATTTTCTCCGGGAACCATTTTGTAGCTTGGAGTTTTGTCACGCTTTGGTGCTTCGCCTTTTACTTGGTTAAATGATAGTGCCATTTTAGCTTTCCTTATTCAAATGCAAAATAGATTTGGTTGTTTTTTACTGTTAGTAGCTCGTTGTCTGTAGGTATAAATGGTGCCAGCCTACAGTCTAGCGTTCTTTTTCTGCTATAAAGATACTCTGCGTATGATCTTCTAGCAGCTAGTGTAATATACTCTACAATTTTAAAGTTTGATAAGCCTCTTTCTTGTAGTAATAATTCTGGATGTAACAAAAAGGAATCGCCATCAAACTGCATATCATAGAACTTATTTAGACTTCTTTGTCTTTTCGAGGGTAATACATACGGCCAAGTAATGGAAGAGATAATTAATATTATATCTTTCTTACTTTTAGCACGTCTTTTTACTTTTGCCCAGTCGAATAGAATCATATATTACCACATCTTATCATACAAGTCAAGAAAAATTTTTATAAATCGTTGATCTTGTAGCCTTGTTTCATATAGTAGGCTTTTCTCATCTGCGCCTGCTTTGAAACAGTTCTGCCTTTGAGTAAAAGGTCTACTACAACAGGGTCTAGTTTGTTCTCTGCTTTTCTAATAACCCTACCAACTAGTTGTTCTAGCAGAGGTTCGTTATTGAGAGGGGTACTTAAAATAAGGCAACTTAAGTCATTGATAGATATACCTTCGGAGAAGATGTTTGTACTCCCATAGAGTACTTTAGCTTTGCCATCTCGTAGTTTATCTATCTCTCGGTTTCTATCTTTAGTGCTACCTACCACGCAAATACTCTTTGGGGTGAGTTCTGCACATCTTTCTAGAAGTCGGGTTCTGGCTCCGACAACTAAGACTTTGTGCCCTTTAGATGCATATGACGCCGCGATTACTGCAACTGCTTTTTGATACTCTGAACTATACGCAAGTTCATTTACCTTTTCTGCCCATGTCTGAACACCATCAGCCACTAGAAAAGGTAAAGCTATTCTATGCACTGTTGGCACCATAAAGTTTTCTCGTGGTGGAGTAAACTTAGTGGTGCCAAAGTAATCTTGGAACAACACATGCAGCCCGTCTTTTCTAGCATTGGAGGCAGATAGACCTATCTTGTATGTAGCATCTATACTATCTAGAATATTAGAAAAAGACTTAGCTGGGATATGGTGACACTCATCTACCATAACTGTACCAAATAACTTATTGTAACTAGTTTTATGTTTTCTAGCTAAGGTTTGTATATTGGCAATAGTAATGGGCTGAGAAGTATCGAAAGAACCGGAACCTACGATAGAAGGTTTAAATCCATATACTTTTTCTACTTCTTTAGCCCATTGATCTCTAAGAGCTAGAGTGTGTACGATAATTAGTGTTTTTTGCCCCAACTTACCTGCAATAGCCAGTCCTGTAAATGTTTTACCCCAAGAAGTCCAAGCGTTGATAAAGCAATCCGAGTTTACTTTATCATAGACTTCTTTTTGTGCCGGTCTAAGCTCATACTTAAACTTCGGAAACTCAACAGGAACCTTATTACGCCTATCTTCTATTTCATAATACGGCGGTATAAGATCTACTCTCCCACTGGGTATTGCTAGTAAATTTTCGTTAATTATTCTTACATTGCTTATAATTTTTGGAGGTAGCTCTGGTCTATAACTAGGGATCTTATAAGTAAGTGCTTCAAGCATTTCTTTCTGCACTTCTGGACTGTTGTCCAAGTAAATCCTATTAGTTATAATTGCTTTAGTCATAAAGTTCTTGCTTTACTGTTAGATACTCTTTAACAATACCGCTTCTAACGATATGCTTTACCTCAAACTCAACCAAATCAAAGTAATTTGGCATACTTCTTAGTATGTGTAAGAATCTGTCTAGGCCGGAACCTTTCAAGTCAGACTGCTTTGCGTCGCCACAAAAGCTAATCTTACAGTTTTCTCCTAGCCTAGTGATGATGGAATCCAGCTCATGAAATGTCATGTTTTGAAACTCATCAACAATAATATGACAGTCTTCTAATGTGATACCGCGTAGGTAAGATGACGTCATAAACTCTACTTGTTTATGCTTGTTTTTGAAAAGTCTGTATGCCTGATTGTTGTCATAAAGGAACGTAAAGATTTCTTCGTAAGGCATTTCATATACCTTTACTTTTTCATCTAGTGATCCTGGCAAGAATCCGACTTCTCTTGTTGGAACAGCACTTCTGACAATAATTAGCTTATCTACTTCATCCAGCTCTATGGCTCGCATTGCCTTATAAACTGCAAGAAGAGATTTTCCGGTACCAGCAGCACCGTAGATAACCATATTTTTGTCACTTTTTAATACTCTACCTTGTGCAGCATTTAGAGGCTTTAGCCTCATTAAGTCTAACTTTTGTTTTTGAGACATTACACTTTCTTTACTGTGCTGGTACAGTCTTCTTTAAGTATATTGTAGAGTTTCCAAGGATAGCCTTTATAGTAGAGCATTTGTGCATAACTACCTGTAGGTGGCCTGGCTACTTCTACTGGAAAGTTAACTCCGTCCAGTAAGAGAATCGAGTATGTACCTCTATAGACGACTTCTTCGATTCTATGGCAAACTAGTTTTTCTAGTCGTGTCTTTCTATACTTAATTATTTTTCCGTACTTATCAATGTACCAGCCTATTGAAGACTTGCTATCTTTGACCAATTCCACAATATTAAATCTTACTAGCTTTAATTTGAAGAGTTTTTGTGGTGTTAGCAGTCTTCTACCCCCAAGGGTTTTGTGATTTACGTTACGGTCATCAATAACTTTCCCGTTTACAGTTACGATACCGTCTATTGCTAGGGGTTCTGCTTGTAACTTGTAAACGGGAAAGTCTATAACCTTGGAGTTATCAATCGTACTATAGGTATAATTTTTCGAACTTTCCAAAAGAATAGTCATCGCCTACCTCAAAATCGGTACCAATCGGACAAGCTGGAATGGTTAGACCACGATCAGCTTGAACAAATTGCTTGAGAGCGGTATTGTACTGCTCTACTTGATCCTCTTTTACTTCTGCCAAGATCGAGTCATGTACTAGGGCAAATATCTTTGCGTCTAGCTTTTCACGCTCGATATAATTTTGCATATCAATAGCACCTAGCAGATTAATGTCTGAGGAAGGAGACTGAATCAAAAAATTAATACCAGAACGAACTTCATGCGCGACAACTCCTTGATTATCGCTAGTAATATTGCGAAGGCGGCGCTTACGACCAAAATGACTATAAACAAAGCCATTATTGAGAATAAGCTCTTCAGACTTCTTAAGCCAAGACTTTAAGCTACGGAAGGTTCCAAAGTATTCATCAATAACACGTTGGGCTTCCGACTTAGAAAAGTAACTCCCGGAATCTTTAGTGACTTGAGCGGAAATCTTATTTGCACCTGCACCATACAAGATTCCAAAAGTTACAGCCTTAGCGGCCTGTCTGCGATCTCCATAGTATTCTGCAACGTCTTCGATCGCACACGGAAGATTGAAGACTTTCTTAGCAATAGAGCTGTGAAAGTTACCGCCTTCCTGAAACACTGCCATAAGTTCTTTATCCTTAGATAGGATCGCTGCAATATAAACTTCGGCAGTGGTAAGGTCCATAGAAACAATCTTGTAACCATCTCGTGCTTTGATACAACCCTTAACAGCAGGATTATCTCTAGGCAACTGTTGCATGTTTAGTTTACCACTAGAGGAGAGTCTACCCGATGTGGTACCATGCAGGTTAAAGTTGGTTCTAAGGCGTCCATCCCGATTAAGCTGTGGTATAATCTTGTCAAGGTAAGTATTCTTGATTTTAGAATCTTTACGAATATTCAAGATCAGCTTAGGGATTTCATGTTGTTCTGCTAGAATTTCCAGCACTTCGGCATTGGTTGAATCAGCACCAGTACCTGTCTTGATACCTGTAGGCTGCAAGCCCACATAATCAAACAGCAGCTTACGAAGCTGTTGTACTGACCCAGGATTGAAAGGCTGTGCTTGATCGAGTTCAAACTCTTCTACCTTATCAAAACTCCGAAGTTGTTGCGAGTTAGCCTCAAGCTGGCTTTCCATAGTGCTTTGAGCAATACGCAAACGCTCCTCATCAAAAGGAACACCATTGTCTTGTATCTTGCCTAGGAATCGCATACCTGGAATAAGAATCTTGTCATAGAGGTCTTTTAACCTAGGATTCTTATCTACTGCACGTCGAAACTTATTATAAAGGATAAATGTCACACAAGCGTCGATAGCAGCATATTCTACCATTACTTCAAATGGGATAAACTCCCAACTAAACTCGCTCTTGAGAAGACCATGACTTTTAGTATAGTCATCAATAAACTTGTAAAGGTCTTCTTCATAGTCACCATACTCGGTATACTGTAGAGCAAGTTGTTTTAGCCCGTGAGTACCTGGCCGTTCATCGAGGGCATAATGCAGAAGCATTGTATCTTCTACAACAGGAAACTCAAAGCCAAAATGATATTCAAAGAAAGCGA